ATGAAACAACCGTACTTCATTCACCGTGCCGACGGTTCCGTACCGGCAGACACGTTTATATGGCACGCCGTGACGCACGCAGTGGGGAATGTGAATAATCAGGATCCTGCGCTAATCGAGGCAGTACGATAAAGAACATAAAGAGATCCATTTCGGTCATAATGAGCAAGACGCAGACTACTAACCCATGGTGATCATTATGCACTGATTTGAAAGTGTCCGTAGAGACTGATATCATCCATCTTGAGAATATTTAATGAAAGAGCATAATCTTGTTATCAAAAATATCTAGATTTGAATTAAGGATACCCCCATCCCTTTATGTAATGAATACAAAAACAATTTATTTTATTTTTGAGTCATAGCTCGTTCAAAAAAAAGCTTTTTTTTAAAATTTCAAAAGGATATCATAATGTCACAGTTGAGTGTGGTTTACAACAGCATACTTATTATTGAGTCACTACCTGAAAATGATTTCAAAACAGGTGAGGCTTTATGCAAAATATTAAAAACATTACACCCCGATCATTCTGGAATACAATATATTCCGGTCACATCCAAAGGTGAGTTTATAAAAGTCATGGATGAAATAAATTTTTTGATGCGAGGTAACCAAGGATTTAGGCCAATTATTAATATAGAAACACATGGTAATAAAAAGGAGATTGGGTTTGCTGATAACTCTCGCATGGCATGGGGAGAGTTAATGAGTGTTCTTAGAGGGATAAATGAGATTTGCAATAACGAACTTGTTGTATTCCTTGCTTGTTGTGAAGGTTATCACTTTATTAAATCAACAACAATTTCAGAATATTCCCCATGTGGCTACCTTTTCGCGCCTCAAGAAACAATATTAGTTACCAATGTTATTAATGCAACTGTTGAATTCTTCAACGAAATAACTGTAAATGGAGATTTAGATGCAGCAGCTGATTTAATGAAGCTGAGAAAAATTTATTGTTTTAAATCGGAAATATTTTTTCTTAACGCCCTAACAACTGCATTAATACAGGATTTTGAAGGTGCACAAAACATGCGCACAGACTCCGAAAGAGAGGGTTTAATAAACGACCTGTCTAAAATCTACCTGGGAGGCGTAAAGGATGACTATACAAAGCATGTGATTAAGTGCTTCCACGAGCATGTATCAAAATAACTTATTATATTTTGGGATTTAAAATGTAAAATTTAAACACATGTTCATTTTTAGGGATGACCAGTCCGATGAATGGTCATCAAATGCATCAAGGCAGACACTTGCAGAACGGCGGATTGAAACATAAATGATTATCGTTTTACCTAATTCTAGTGGGTGTCGGCCGTAACGATATGATATTAAATTTTAAAATACTTTTAGCAAAAATCGTCTAAAACATCGAAATAGACTGTAAAGAAAGATGTAACTCTCAATTAATAAAGAACGAAAAATGAAAGAACGAAAAATGTAGTTTTGAAAAAAATTCAATAATCTGGCTCACCTTGACATTTAGAGCCAGATATTAAGAAAAAAAACATAAAAGAACTTTAAATTACTTATCTACAATAGCTTATTGAAATCAATATCATAGCCTGCAGCCTTCATTTCCTTAGCTATATCTACTTGCCAATCTCTATCATTTATATAAACAACCCCACTAATATCATTAGGGAGTTCAATAGCCCCCTCCACCAGTGGGGTTACGTTTTCACGTCCTATCTTGCCTATTAAAAACCCATGTTCAAATATTACATTCTGCCTAGCCCTGTAATTTAAATCACCGCTTTCAGCCACACCCTTTGCATTTCCCATATCGTCTGGTGTATATAAGACAATCCCGAAACCCACATCGTTTGAGTATTTTTCAATTTTCTCAATTATCGTCATACTCCTACTAGCCTGCTCATGAAGAATGATCGCTTCAAAGCCAAGCTTCTCAATAAAGCGCGCGGTACGTTGTTTGGCCTCGCCATCATGCCCATGCACTATAAAAACTTTATTTTTAGGTTTTTCACTTTGACTTATTTCGACAACATCTTTTTTGTCATCTTTTATTTCACGAATTTCGTACTCATCATTCTCCACATCCAAAATCAATGAGTCAATGTAAGCATCCATTGTTTCCCCATCTTGTCGCCAAAATCGCTGAGCATCACTTTCACCATACCTTACTGAATATGCATAATGTGTTAGCTTTGCATTTAAGACCGTTGTTTCACCTGGTAGAGTTTCGTCTAAAAACTGAGTGAATTTTCTCCGCCATGCATTAAATCTCTCATTGCCAAATTCTCTTCCACGAGACTGAAATGCCTGTAACACTTCGCCAAGCAATCTTTTTTTGAAAAGTTTGAGACCATCGATAACTTCTTGCTTGTTCATTTTTTCCTCACTTTTCTTAAAAATTTATATTACTCAAACCTTTTATAGTTAAGGTGATAACTAGAGTAAATCATCACTAACATTATGTTAATTGAATATTTCTAATTTAAAAAGTCTAAAATGCAATTACTTACACCACAAAATAATGACAGTTCCCAGCAGTACATTATTCGCATACTTTGACCAAGTCGGTCCAGCTTCCAAACAACCAGCGTCCCCCCTCATTCAATGCCTTAAGAAGCTTTTTGAGTGCTGGCCGGCTCGCCACTGTTCCGCTCATTTTTTCTTCGAAAATCTGCTCACATCCTGCGAGTTCGAGCGCTTGTCTCTGAAGATCCGTATTTTGGTCATTTGTTGACACTCTTACGTAGCCAATTTGCATATTTTTTCACCTAGTTATTTCTGCAAAAAAATCAGGTGAAGTTATCGGCCAGGCCACTCAAGAGCAATCTATAAAACGTCGGTTTAGGAAACAGCGCAATCAGGGACGTTGGCGCAGTGGCGGGAACGGTCGCCGCCAGCGATGATACGCGCTTGGTACGGAAAACGGGAAGACCAGGGGGACGATTTCTTCTGCTGTGACAATCAATGGTGTTGGTGGCGGAACAACTGACTGGCATACAAATGCAGGTGGTGGTTTAGGTGTTAGGAAAGGAAATGGAGGTGACAATTCCATTGAGATTAACAATACGACAACGGATTCATCTCAAGGGAATTATGTTAATCAGATAGTCGGTAAGTGGTATAGCGGTTCATGGTCGTTTGGTGCAATACGTAGCGGCTCTACCCCATTTGATCGCGTTAAGTTAAATGTGGTGGCAGAATCTGGAGGGGCAGCAGCATCATTTATGTTTTACCCAGATGGGCGTGGCACAGGTGGTCAATGGGTATCACTCTCAGATGCGCGTATAAAAAAGACATCGTGCGCATTTTCGAACCTCTCACTAAGATGAAATCCATTAAAGGCTGCTTTTGGGAGCATATAGACAATGAAACAACGGGTTACGGCTTTATTGCGCAGGACGTTGAGCAAGTATTTCCCGAAGCTAATAAAGGTGGCTATGATATTACCCTGAAGGACGGAACAGTGATTCCTGATGTGAAAACTGTCGATACTTACGGGGTTGCTGCAGTTTTGCTGCCATGAGGCCATTATGGCCCTAATGGTTATGGTCGATGATTTAACGAGTAAGGTTGAAAAACTGGATAAGGAAGCTGAATAATTTGCAGCCCGTCATTTGCCGGAACAGGCTGCAACTGAATGCTCAGGATTCATGATGCCGCTATTTTTAGCTTAATCTCCTCCAGCTCGTTCTGTGTAGCCTCCAGCTTCTTGATGACGTAGTTCAGGGCCAGCACGGTATCAAGCATGATGACGTTGTTATCCAGTGCCAACGTATCATCAGCATCAACCCTGTTTCCTTCGCTATCAAACTTTGGCGCAGCAGGGACCAGCTTTACGTACTCACTATCAATCTTCATGACGTCCTGAGCGATTACACCTCGGCGAACTCTCTCACGAGGGTCATCGTTGTAGACGTACGTTGCTGGCAGGAATTTCTTGATATTCTCGTATGACTGATAACCATCATCATATTTAATATCGTGCTTCAGCGTAATGTCACAGTTAGGTTGCTTCTGGAAAATATAGTTACCGGAAAGATTTCCACCAGCATTGGCGTATATATCACCGTTTGCTGTCGTGAATTGAAATATACGTTGCCCGGCAGAACCACCATCCCCGAGTGTTGTTATTGCTACATCCGCCCACGAACTAGGCCCGGTTGCTATAGAACCAAGCCCTACTGTTGAAGAATATCCACCACTGCATTGACTATGCCAGCGGGCAAAAGGAATAAACCCTGCATCATTATTAACGGATACGTTACCTCGGAAAAAAGAGATATTTCTTTGCCATGTGTTAATGTCTGACCATGAGCCACCATAACCAGCCCCATCAGCTCCACACGAAGATGATTTGAATCTCTCATCTGGGTAAAATAAAAATGAACCCGCGGTACCAGTTCCGCTATTAACATTTAACTGCGCTCTGTCTAAATTAGTCCCGCTCCCACGAACACCGCCAAGAGACCAGTTCCCATTATACCAGGCCCCTCCCACAGCGTTTACATAACTTCCTACAGTCCCATCCCCTGTGATGTTGTATAGCTTAACAGTCTTATCACCACCTTCCTGAGTAGATACGCCAATGCTGCTACCCTGAGTTACCATCAAACTGCCGGTAACATTTCCCCCTGTTTTTTTATCGACAGTATTGAACCGCTTATCATCCCCGACCGCCACGGTTCCCGCAGCTGTTCCAACGTTCCTTGTGGCGCTGTCTCCCAACCCGAGGTTTGTGCGACTGCCTTCTGCCGTTATTGCCCCGGTACCGCCCTGGTCAATCGGGAGAGCACCATTGGTATCTTTCTGAGCCAGTTTGCCGATACCAGGGATAGTTACGGCGGTGCCGTTGATAGTTACGGTGATGCTCTGATTGGCTGAGGTGGTGGCGAACGTCTCCCACGCGCCAATGTTCTCGTCATACTCTTTGATAAGCTGCGACATCGCCTGTGCCAGTCCGTCGACAGAAATATTGTCGGACACCAGGATTCCATACTTCTGGCCGTTTAACGCCGGGGAAGCAGTTGGCGTAACCGTCATTGACGTGGCGCTGTTCACGGATGAAATCTGGAACATCTGAACCGGGTTAGACATGACGATAATCGTCTGGCCAGTACGAACCTGGCTGGCTGGCGCCGTCCAGTTTGTACCCGTCCCGGTGGCGGTATTTCCGTTGATAGCAATAGTGCCGGTGTTATAAAGCATGAACTACCTCACGATAATAACGATCGTTTAAAGCGATCAATAATGTAAAATTGATCGCTCTTATCAATCTGACTATTTTTTAAACTCAAATAAAATGGATATTCCCGCAGATACAGGAATGTAGAAATGAAACGATTATTTGCCCTGGCACTTTTGCTGGCGGCTGGCTGTGCCGATAAAGACAGAGACTATGCCTTCAAAATGGATTACCCGGTGGATGCGGCGCGCTTATCTCTGGGAGGAGATATTCACGTAAATATTGACTGCACCACGAGGGAGTTTAACGTAATTTCAGACAGCAGCAATGGCATTTTCAGCCGACATATAAATAAGCGGCTCAGCAACATATGTTATAAGAAAACGGATAAGCTTGATGTCGTATACCGCTTCGAACCTGCAAAAGGTGTGAAGCAAAACATGATCGCTACTCAATACCCCCGCGTCCCGCCAGTATCAAATTCCGACAAACTGAGCGATGGGAATTCGTAGCCCGCGCCCCTGAAGTGTCTGGCTCCAGTTGCGCTGGTTTTTTGTGATGTACCTCCCCTGCAGCTGTGAGCCTGTCCATTTGAGAACGATCCCTGAATAACCAACAACCGTACCATCGTCACTGAGGTTACCAGGGCAGTTGTTAACCAGAATCCACGGGTTAAAACTCAGGTTTAGCGCAAAGGTATTGTTCTGTAGATCGTAATTGGCCGGCACGTCGAAAAAGCCCACCACGCGCGGCATTTTCGATGCCGAGGCGGCGCTCCAGATAAGATTCCCCGCGCTGTCGAAAACATCCAAATATCCGCTCTGCATTCCAACGTTTCTGGACGTGCGTATCATGCTGCCCGCATTGTCTTCCAGAAGGTCAGCGCCTGGTAAGCCGTACTTATTAGTATCCAGCTGCAGCCAGCGCAAATTACCATCATTCCAGAATTGCGGCTGGGTAATACCCAGCGTGCTTCCGTTTCCGAACGGGCTATCCACGCGGTAATAACCTTTGTCAGTCACTGCACCGAGCGCACGCTGATCATAAAAAAGTGTCGACCTGTTTTGTGAATCAACCAGCAACTTTCCGGCGCTGTTATAAACTTCGAATCCACTCATTGAAAGTTATAAACCTCCATATTAAGTGTTATCGAAATACTGCCGCCGCTTGGTAAATAAAAAACGGTAAAGCCACCATTAAAAGCCCGACAATAATATTCATTTATTACTCCTGCCGAACTCGCCGATACGATTGATATAAATGAGCCGTCCTGCGTTACTCCGGAAAAGGAAACGTCCTTAGCCGTTTCCCCCGCTGCAAATGTTACAGATGTGCTTCCAATATACCGGATAGCATAATCACTTAATTCAACGGCAATACGTCCTGCACCGTCCCAGCACTGCAAACCCTGTGGCATTACCATAACCCCATTCTGACGCGCAGCACGTTGTTGCTGTCGTAAATTTGAATGAGCGTGCTCGATATCAGCATCCTTCCGCCACCGCCCACACCGTTAATTTCAAACGTTCCCCCTTTATCAAGCTTCCAGCCTGCAGAGCCAGCAACATAGTTGTTGGACTGGATGTAGTTGCCGATCTTGGCGTTCTCAATGGTACCGTCCTGGATGAAGCTGGCCCTGATGAACGTCTGCCCATTCTGGATCACAAATGGCAACGCCACGCTGTTTCCGGCAGCAGTAGTAACGGCAAAACGGTCGGCCAGGAAGATCACCTGCGACTGCATACCTGATGGCGTATTCTCCACCCCGATCCCCATGCCTGCGGCGTAATACTGCCCATTACTCGTTACCCCAACTTTGATGTTGTACATCGCGCTGAGCTGGCCGTTTACGTTCGCAATGGCCTGGGCGTTAGTGGTTATAGAGGCTGTATGTCCATTGACTGTCGCCGTGATGGCGTTTATCTGCGTTGCCGTGGCCTGCTGATAATTCGAAACCGTCTGGCTCAGGCTGTTGATGGAGGCCGTATTCCCGTTGACGCTCGTTTGCAGACTCAGCAATGCACGTGCCGTTGCTTCCTTTTCAGTGACGATCACCTCATCAATGCGATCCAGCTGCGCGCTGTTACCGGCTACCGATGCCGACAGAGTTTTACGCGTGGCCACCTGAGCAAGATTGGCCTGAATTATCGCAATTGCCGAGTTCTTCACGCCTCCCGTCATGCCGTCCATAGACACAGAAATCTCGTCTATCTTCACTTCGGCCTGAGCCAGCCCGTCAGCGTTCTCCTGGATGTCTTTCGCCTGCTGCTCGAGTTCGTCAGCATGGATTTTGATTTCGTCAGCCATGCCAGCAATTTTTTCGTTGCTGTCCACCGCGTTCTCGAGAAGGTCTTTGAACGTTTCCGACTCTTTCATGTCCTCCAGAATGTCATTCGTTATTTCGCTGACATCTATCGAGGACGTGCCCATGATCCAGTCGGTCCAGTCCCCGGCGTTACCGATACGGTCAATCAGGCGCGCGCGGTACCACTGGCGAACGCCGGCAGGCATGGGGCCATGCTGATAATCTGCAGCCGGGTACGGCACCAGGACCAGCAGTTCAGGATTGGCGTAGTCGGCAGTTGTGGCGCGCTGAATCTCTGTATAGGCCGTGTCGCCTGAGCCATCCGGAAATTTCCAGGTCAGGTCGATATGCCAGACCACATCCTCGGTCGCCAGGAAGTTGAGCGGAGTACCCGGTTTTCCCGTTTTACCGGAGAGATAAGTTGTTTCACCGTATCCCCATGGTGACGAGGTATCCTGCGCATTCAGCGCCCGGACGCGCACGTCATAGCTGCCGGAATAAATGCCCTGAACCGAGAAACCCTGCGCGCTGGTAACCGGAACGTTTATCCAGTCCCCATTGTCCTTACGCCACTGGGCAACATACCGGATTGCGCCCTCAACCTTATCCCATGACACGTCCAGGCTTGCTACAGTCAGCCCCTGAGACACATGATCGCTCTCAGTCACCACGATATTCTTCGGAGCAGACAGGACGCTTATCGGCGTGACGGTGATCGGAGGCGACTCGACCCGAACGCCGTCATCGATGTAACGATATTTGTTTGGATCGTGCTGAACGGCCGTAATAGTGAAACCGCCTGTGCTCTCGTCGTTAGCCGCGATTGAGGTGACCCTGAAGTACTGTATTGCGAGGTTATCACTGTCTATCGCCCAGACAGCGCCCGCCACAGGAACCTGACTGAATGCCGTAGCCACCGTCACCGTTTTTTTATCGGCGCTCACCGCGCTGATTGTCCGCGTCTGGGCTTTTCCGTCGGGAAGGTTAACCACCAGCCGGTCTTTCGCCGCGTAGTCTATTTCTCGATCAAGGGTAATCTGGCGGCCATTGACCGCGCTTATGCGGCCACCGTTCTCCTTACCAGAACGGAAAGGATCGGCGACACCGATAATTTCAGCGGGCAGAGGGATATAACCGTCAAGCCCCACGCCAAACGATACGGTCCCGTCTTTGGCATTGGAGAGCAATACCCAGCGACCGCGTCGGTGCGCTTCACTTTGCGAGGTGCAGCCGATTGCGGTCAGGGACGTCTGCCGGACGTCGTAACGTTCTACAAGCGCCGAATCGTAGACCCCCTCTACGGTATCGCTGTAATGGTTCTGTGGATCGGACCAGGACACCAGGCAGGAGCTGTAGCGATTCTTGTATGAGCCGCCCGCATAAGTAAACAGTCCATCGATAACGTTTGAGACGTTATAAACCCAGTCAACATCGTCCTGCGGGACGTCTGCCTGGACATAAATCTGATCGTTGCCCCAGAACGTTATTCCACGAAATACCGCGGCGAGATCGTTAAGTACCTGCCAGGCGTCCTCCTGGCTCTGAATGAAAACGTTGCAGGTGAAACGCGGTTCGGTGCCACCGGCCCCGTCGGAAACCATTTCGTCACAGTACTGGGCGATTGAATACAGCGCCCACTTATCCACCATAGACACATCAACGCGCGTGCCCATGCCGTAAATTTCATCCAGAACCAGATCGTAAAAGATCCAGGCAGGGTTATTGGACCAGGCCATTTTGAACCCGCCGGACCATGAACCAGAATAGGTTCGGGTTATCGGATCGTAATTATCCGGAACCTTAATCATCTTGCCTTTTATCTTACAGGTCACTTTCGGCGCGCTGCCGTTGAACTGGCTGCTGTCCACTTCGACATACAGGAGCGCTGTTAAAGGATAACGAAGCTTGCTGTCGATGACTTCAGCATACGAAAACACCTTGAAGGCGTTAACCAGTTTCGAATTTGATCCGCTGGCATCAGCCGTAATACGCCTGACCCTGACAGACCAGCCGGACGTGGATTTTGGCAGATCGATACGGTGGTCACGCTGATATTCCGTCGTGGTCTTTCCGTCAAACTTGGCGTTTACAACCGTTTTCCAGGCACCGCCGTCCGTTGATAAATCGATCGCATACTCGGTAACCGTGCCCACCATATCGCCGTTATCTTTATAGAGATACTGGACCGGAAGGCTGAGCTTGATGCGGATGGCATCCAGGGAAAGGTTGGTAAACTGGCGTGTCCAGGGCGCGGTGGTGGTGACAGTTGTGCCCACCGCCAGCTCGTTATCGACCTGGGGCATCCCGGCAATATAGGTCTGGTCCTGTGTGCCCTTGCGGAACTCCCATTTCACGCCGCTGAAGTTATATTCCCCGCTGTCGTTTGCCAGCGGCGTATCGTTGAGAAAAATGTTCTGAGCGGTCAGGTCGCCCTGAATTTCCCCCTCAGAAACGGCAATGAGCATTTTTAACTTTGCGACCGACAGCAGATCGTCAGGCTGCTCAACCGGAGTATGTGAACTGCCACCTCCCCCTTTGGCCCCCTGCAGGATGGTTTCTTGTTTAAGAAGCTGCATTTTTTCACCCATAAAAAAAGATGCCGAAGCACCTTTAAGTTAGTGGCCGCTGGCCTACTGCTGATCGCTCGAGTACATACCGGCGCTGACTATCGCTCCCCCTGCCTCGATCAGACCGTAGGCCAGGGGGACAGGATGCCCCATAGCGACCGTATTGACCGGCGCCCCGAAGGCGTAGTTAGGCGTGTTGTCCGTGCTGGAGGATTTACCCGCGCCGAAGGATGGCTGGGGCGTGAGTATCTGGACAACGCCACCCAGCATCATTGACACCCCGACCCCGGTCAAAATTGACGTGGCGCTGATGGCTGTTGCACTCATCGCAGCCCCCCAGGCTGCCATACTCGCACCGGCGGTAAAGAATGCAGCGACCAGCGCAACGGCACCGACAACTATCTGCAGGACGCCCGAACTTTTGGCCCCCTCATAAACGGGCACGATCCGGTACACGCTTCCACCGCGGGTCATATCAAACTCTTCCAGCCCGATATTGTTGTCACCGTTAAAAAAGGCGAAACGGATCCCCTTCATATGAGCTTCCGACATATATTTTTTGAATCCGGGAACCTGTGAACACATGGCCCTGAGCATTTCGCGCAGATCGGCAACATCAAACTGAACGCGTTTACCGAATTTTTTAGCCATTTTCCCTTCGAGAATAAGCGTCTTAACCATGCGTTCTGTCCTTATGCCTGACCACCCGGACCGTTCTGTCGCGATAATATTTTCCATAAGGCGTTCGCGAAGAAAGGTGCCCGAACAGATGATGGAGAATAATGTTGTCACCCACATATACCGCGGCGTGATTAGTCACCGATGCCTGCACACTCATCATGATGATGTCCCCTGGCTGCATTGCACCGGCGGCAATCTCAACAAATCCCTCACGCTCCCAGTTGTCGTCGTAGAGCCGTTCCTTGCCGCTCTCCCACCATTCGTAAGGTACTGAATAGTTCCCGAGAACAATGCCGTATTCGCGCAGATAAAATTCACGGATAAGCGACCAGCAGTCGGCGTAACCCAGTACCCACTGCCGCCCGGCATAATCCCGGTCTTCACGCGGGGAAATCGTACAAAAGTCCCCGTCCGGCCAGGACATGATCCCCCACTCAATCCCCGACCAGTCGCACTGGATCCGGTCCAGCTCCGATGGCACCAGCCGAACCACATCCGGATGGGAATGAATGAGCATGATGATCTCACCGCGCGCGCGGGCAGCGAGCTGATCTTCCGGGGAGAGCGTGAATGTCTCCTCGGGCTTATCTGCAATGTTGCGGCAGGGAATAAAGATTTGCTGCTGGCCTGACTGAACAATCAGACCGCAGGCTTCTTTGGGGTATTCAGCAGCGACGTGCTGACGGATAGCATCCAGCAATTTTTCACGCATCTTTATTTCCCCTGCAGGTTGGCGGCCGGAAAACCACCGAACGGCAGCGGCGCGTCCGGGCCGTGACGATCCTGACAATCCTGCCGGCGGCCGCCACAAACGTCTTTCGACGGGTCATCGGTCGGCGTACCGTCTTTGGTAAAGTATTTCGTGCCGTTGTAATCGCATCCGGTCCCGCTTCGGTACCAGCCCCGCATACACCAGGTGCAGACAGGCGTAATCTGCCGTGTCGGCAGCTGCAGGCTCTGAATATCGAAAGGAGAACACAGCTCGAAATCAACCTGTACCCGCGTCTCTGCGGTTTTAGCATTGACGTAAAAGAGCTGTACGCGCTCATCGGCAGGGCTGGCACCCGGATTACCTTTTTTCCAGTTGGCGGCGTCGAGATACTTCGAAAGCGTGGTATGGATTTTGACCTTAGCCCTGACCATATCGTCATATTCAAGACACAGCGCGGTGACATAGTTTCCGACGTTCCCGACGGACAGCGTGGGCGTTGGCTGTGAACCTGTACTCGACAATTCCATCCCCTTCAGTTCGTAGGGATGGGGATCGTACTGGTTTCCCTGCCAGATAATGGCGGGCAGATTTTCTGCAGCGAAGGCTGCCCACCCCTCTTCCTGAATATTGTGCGCATGAAAACGCAGCACCTGATCCATACCGAATTCAGTGCCGTCGATCTCAATCAGCTGAATAACGCTGCCGGGCTCAAGCTGTTGGATGTCTGCCGTAAAACTCATACTCCCCCCATAAAAAAAGCCGCCCGGAGGCAGCTTTCAGTGTTTGTCGAGAAAATCAGGGCGCGAACGCCTGTTCAAAAGTGAAGGCCACAGTGGCTTTTTTCCCGGTAGGGAAAGAAACGCTGAACGAATCGGATTTCATTCTGAACAGCTTTTTTTCTCCCCATGGCGTGGTCCACCAGAACGATTTAGTAACGTGAGACATCAGAAAAGCGCGCAGCGCAGCCGCCTCCTGTCTGGTGCCCGTCCAGTCCAGGTTCCACGTTTCCTGTTTGTCGTTGATCCCCATCCCTGCTATCTGTTTGTAGCCATCCCCGAACTGGGCCTGCAGCGTTCGGGCTGTTTCAGTTCCCTGCGCTGTTTTTCTGGTGCGCCAGGTAAACGTGTCTGTCACGGTGTCCTCCTCGAATAAAGCACGCCGCCTGCGGACATTTCTTTTTTCAGTCGCTCGGTGATTGTCTGCTGAACAATCGCCTGCAGCTGTTTCGCCGTCCCCGTGGCGTTCGCCTGATTTATGCTCCCGTCACTCCCCTGCTGGCTGATGCTGACTGGGGCATAAACACTGATCCCGCCCATGCCAGCACCGGCTGCGCTCCCGCCGCCGACCAGACCACCCGAGGCATACCCGCGCATCAGGCGATAGAGATTAGCCACGCCGATGCGGCTGGTTGATTCTTTGGTGAAGACGAATTCCCCGCGGTGAACGATACCGGCTGGCTCGTACTTGCCGCCGTGCCCGGTAAAACCGCCCACGTCAAAACCCTGTGGCCGGTATGACGGGACCGCGAATGACTGACCTGCAGAGGAGGTTTTCGCCCCGCCGCTAACCCAGCCCATTGCGCTCTGGATGGTGTAAGCCACCAGCAGCTGATTGATAACGGACACTATCATTTTAAGGATCGAGCTGGTGAAGTCCCTGAAGCTCGCCTTCCCGGTTGTCGTCAGGCTGGTAAGCTGGCCCGCCAGCCCGCTGAACGTAGCCTGCGAAATCTGCTGAACAGAGCTGAAAACGTTTGTCGCTGAATCCTGATATTCGGCCCAGCCCTGTTTCGCACCGGCCAGCCAGTTTGCGCGCAGGACATCTTCAGCCTCGAACGTCGCCCTTTGCTCTTCGAGAACCTTTTGCTGCGCCTGAGGGTTGTACGAATAGCTTTCGCTGAGACGCTCCAGCGTAGTTTGTCGCCCGGCTTCCCGGGTGGATATCCCCTCAGACTGAGCCTGCAGGCCCGCCCTGGCGGCTTTTTGCTGCTGCTCAAACTTCACGGCCTGATCGGACAGCTGGTTGAGCTTTTGCTGGCTGGCAACCTTATCGCCAAGATCGGCCAGCTGCCGCTTGTACTCGAGCGTTTCTTCCTTGTGCGCCAGCAGGGATTTTTCCTGCGCCGTAAGCTGACGACGCCCCGCGGCCTCCTGCAGAACGGTGAACTGATTTTCAGTCTGCCAGAGATCCTGACGCTGTTTGCTTATGACGTCGTTCACGCTGGTATGCTGCTCAAGCGTTTTAAGCTGGGCCTGAAGGGTGAGAAGTTCGGCCTGCGCCTTTTCCTCGGCTTTGTCGCCGGCGGGCGTTGAGTAGCTTTTGCCTTTCGGCGTTTTTGGATCCTTCCACTGCTTTTCAATCCCGGCGCGGGCCGCGGCAATGTCTTTTTCAGTCCACAGCGTGGCGACACCGTCTTTCGCATCCTGGCGATTTTTCTCAATAAGCTGACTGAGCTTTTTCTCTGCTGAAGCCCGCTTTTCTGCCGCCGTCGCGCCGGACTCCACCAGTTGGTTAAACTGCTGCTGGTTGCGGATTGCCTGAGCCTGCTGGTCCGTCCGCATTTTTTCCCGCGCGGCTGCCAGCCCTTCCTGGGCGTATTGCTGATCGGCAAGATCGTAAGCCTGCTTTTTCAGCTCCACCTGCTGACGCGCGTTTCTGAGCCTTTCCGCATCCGCTTTCTGCAGAACATTGTTACCGGCATAATCCGGGTCGACCTTAAGATTGCTGGACAGCGCGCGGTACTCTTTCTCTGCTGCCTGCCATTCAGCAAAAGAGTCCTGGCGCTTCATCGCGGTGTCAGGATTACGCCCGACGCCCAGCATCGCATCCCACGCACCGGAGGCGGCATTCTTCACCCAGTTCCAGGCTTTTTCGAGGGAGCCAAGATTATCCTCGACCGCCCCGGCGCGCTGAATGACCGCGTCGGAATATGCCCGCATGGCCAGCTCGGCAGCTTTCTGCGAATCCCCCAGCGCCTGAGCAGAAGCTATCTGTTCATACTGGGTGGCCGTCAGAAAGTGAAGGGAATCGTTGAGCGTCGTGACCGCATTAACAGGATCATCTTTCAGTCGTTTAAACTGATTAATGGTTTCATCTACGGCCTGTCCAGTGGCCTGCTGCAGCCGGGCGGCAACGTTGGTGACCATACTGACATCATTGCCACTGAATGCACCGCTTCCAACAACCTGTGCAAGAACACCTGCAGCTGCATGCTGGGTAATGCCATTGCCAGCCATTGAGCGCGCCAGCGCCTGAAGCTGACCAGAGGTTTTTCCTGCATAGTTCCCGGTGAGGATCAGCTGTTTGTTAAACTCTTCTGATTCTTTACTGCCGTCATACCAAGCTTTACCTAGCCCTACAACTGCTACAGCAATACCACCTATAACACCCGCAATTCCCAAACCACGCAATGTCATCAGCTGGTCAATCCAGCCGGCGCGGTTGGCCAGAGTGATACCGGAGCCGCGCAGGGCACCAAAGTTACCTCTTGCAACTTCACCAACCAGGATGCCAATCTCGCGTCGGGCTGCCGCACTTTGCAGCCCCAACCCATGCGTGGCGACTTTGGCAGCCTCAAGCTTGCGGATGTAGACCTCAGCCGCATCGCTGGCACCAACCTGCGCTGCCTTCATACGCAACAGCTCGGTGCCGGAGAGTTTTTGCTCTACAACCTGTTGCTTCAGCTGATTGAGGAATCGGGTACGCGCTGCAGCTGATTTCTCTTCAACGATCTGCAGCTCTTTTTGCCTGGCCGTGGTTCTGGAAATAAGAGCAAGATAATCCTGTTGGGTGATATTTCCCTGCGCTCTGGCAGCACGAAGGCGCGCCTGCACGCTCGCAAGCGACTGTGTTTCACCATTGAGCTGGCGAACGCCGTCAATCTGACGGAAAAATGATGCCGCCAGTTCATCCTGTCGGCGGGCAAGCGCTGCAGCCTGCCCGTCATTCTCACGCATGCGTTGGTTAAGTTCGGTCACGCGGCGATAAATTTCATCAACGGACCTAGAAACGTTCTGCCAGTCTTTTGTCAGCCCTTCCGTTGCGGCTGACTGACGGGATTTCATATCTGCGGCGGCCGCCGCGCCAGCGTCGCCCACACTCTTTAGTGCTGCGCTCTGACGGTCCGCAGCACGCTGCATTCGCGCCTGAACTTTATCAGACTCATCCGCCATTCCTGTCAGTTGCCCTTTGATTCGGGCGACCTGCTCGCTGAAGGTTGCGCGGTCAACATCCAGCTTAATAACCAGATCGCTAATCTGCTGGGCCATATCGGATACCTCCTGTGATCCCCTCAGCGGCGGTCATCAGCGTGTCATCATTCGGCTCGTCATCGCTGATGACGACATCCGAAGGAGAAAGCAGGCTGAAATGTGCGGGGGTAAGTTCCGGGTCGCGGAAGAAAAGAGTGGAGATGGAATAAAGCAGCTCTGAGAAATGCGCATCGAGCTGCGCGTCCTGAAAATAATGCTCCCGGTAGAACTGGTGCCAGTCGCCCAGCTCACTGGAAGTCATTCCAGCCAGCATGGCGCGCCAGTCGGGTCGCCCGAACTCGCGCGCCAGATTCAGGACAAACTTCAGCTCGCTGGCAAGGGCTTTTCCGCCGTAACGGGTTCAGCGCTTTCGGCCTCCGCTGAGGCATCCGGATCGGCAGGATTGTCATCCTCAACCGGAACGAGCATGCCGGAGAGCAGCTTTATTTCCATTTCTGCTTTACCGATCGCCTCCGGCGGCCAGCCGCTAAGCACCTGCTGATAAAGCGTTTCCACATCCGTGCCAGCCGGATCGTTATGCCACAAAGACATCGCGATCAAACGCGCACCGCAGCGAATATTTGAGCCAATCAGCCTGGCCGTCATTTCCTGATCGCTGATGCCGTCGCTGTCAGCGCTGACGGCCTTTTCCTCTGCGGCCATAAACGTGATGTACTCAATACGCTGCAGCGCCGACAGCTCGAAGATGGTCAGGGATTCTGTTTGCCAGGTGAACTTCTCTTTTTTCAGAAACATGCGTCCTTCCTTACGCTGCAGTTACGGCGACTTTGCAGACCGCTACGAAATTACCATCGCTGGTCATAACAATAACGTCAGCGGTGCCTGCCGCAACGCCGGTGACGGTGATCGCGTTGCCGCTAACGGTGACCGTTGCTTTTGCCCCGTCGGAGGTTGCCACGCGGAACGAGGTATCTGAGGCACTGGCAGGGTTAACCGTCACATTGAGCGTTGTGGTTGCGCCCACGACCACGCTTGCCGTGGCTTTATCGAGCGTAACGCCGGTCACGGGGATATTCGGGGTCCCGCTTTCTTCAGCCAGCTCCGGCTTGCCGGTATTGGTGATTTTCGCTGTACGGGTAATGACCTCTTTTGCCGGAATGGCTTTACCCAGGCTGCTGCACCAGCCGCGGAAAACGTCGACGGTACCGTTCGGGTATTTGATTTTGTAATAGCGCACTGAGCCGTCGATAAACCATGCGACCAGGTCTTTTTGCCCTTCTTCGCCCGGTTTCCAGGCGAGGGTAAACGAGGTATCGCCAGCAGATTTTGCCCCCTGGGCGGTCGCGTTCCAGTCGGCGTCCTCGTCGTCGAGGTAGGTGTCGTCATAAGATTCGGCGGTCATTTCGCCCGGCGTCAGCTCTTTGATTTTTGCCAGGCGATTCCAGTCAATATCCGAGAGCGGGTTGGCAAAAGCATTGCCCGTTCCGGTGTACAGCCAAAGCGTGGTACCGGCGCCTTTCACGGGAGCCAGCGGGTTTGGAGTAGGCATAAGTACCTCTTAAATTGAATAGGTGATTACATACGTGAAATCGACTGAACCCCACGTGGCCATTTCATCATCCCGCTGGTAGTCGTAACCCTGCGGGGTGAACGTCTCGACTAAATCATTCAGTCCCGGGATGAAGGCCATTGCCGGATACACTTTCTCTTCCATCCAGGAATCCAGCGCGGCGTCAGGGCTGGAGGCCTTGAGAAATACCTCGATGTGGACAACCGCCTGCCACGAATCCTCATCGAGCGAATCGCCGGTGTACTCCGCATCAGAGAGGTAAACAGCAACGGCAGGAAGATCCTGCTCTTCAAGAAAAACAGGACGTCCGTCAAACCAGGTGACGGGGTCGGTGATGTCTGCTTTCATTTTTGCCAGAATGGCTGCACGAATTGCGCTGTGTCGGTTCATCGCTTCAGGTGGATCCTAAGTTGGTTTTTCAGGGCCGCGGACAGTTCTTCTGGCATGTCGCTTTCAATAAGGCGTTTTGAAATAGAGGTGAAAGCCACTGTGAGCGGTGTCTCAAGAGGAACTTTGACCACATCAATCGGATAACGGGCCTGACCTACGCGCCGCATGACCTGCCAGCGTCCGTTCGCCAGCTGTTGAATGAACGCGTTGCGAAAGGTATAGGGTCCGATCTTAAGGACACTGCCCGCTCCATTTCTGGCACCTTTTTTACGCGACAGCCTGACGCGTGCCGTGCCGAGCTTTATTGCAGGAAGATTACCGCGGTTGATTTTTATCGATGCAACCGGACGGTCGTGACGGGCCTTGCGCAGACGGGAACGCTGGCGGACCAGACGAACCGGAAGCCCCTTTTTCCGGTTATCATCAACTGTTGCTTCTTTCGCTACAGCTTTGCTCCCCTGGCTTATCGTTCTGCTGGCCACCCGGTTAAGTGCTTTTGCGGTTGCCTCAGGAACGATTATCCGGCTGAGGCTGTTCAGGTTCTGAATAGCCCTTTCCAGTCCTTTCACGGACATAGCGCCTCCTCATTCGAGATGGATGCGGGGTTTTCCGTTGAACATGTCATAGCGGGTAACGGTCAGGTTCTTACCGTCGTAGTCGACACTGTCGTTTCGGCGTGGCTGGTAAAGCTCAGAGAAAACCACCAGCGAAGTACCTGTTCCCGACAATGGCCCCATTTCCTCCAGCTGCTCGGCGGGAACAACGTCATAGCTGCTGCCATTGATGATCGCTGTCTTTCCCATCTTTTTTATGGTGGCCGCGTCCATGCGCGCCGCCATCCGGTCAAAGGGGTTAGGCATTGATCTTAACTTCAACAACGGTGGTGCTTGCCCCTGCCTCTTCCCAGGCGATACCTGCGGCAACGGCATCCGTTTCTTCGATCGTGATTTTGCCGTCCTTCAGATACACCTGCGCCCCGGCAGTAACTGCATCAGCGGGGACTTTTGGCAGGAGGAATACCCCTTCAGTAATGCCGTCCCCGGTATCGCCGACAGGAATATCAGTAATCGCCACAGCGATAAGTTTGCCAACCACAACCGGATCGCTGCTCTGAATGTCGGTTGTACCACTATTTACCAGAGGGATCGTTTTCCCGTCCTGCGCATAGTTCTTAGCCATAAATTTCTCCATTCAGCCCCTTGCGGGGCTGGTTTCAGGTATAAAAAAAGCCCTTAAGGGCATCTGTTTGTCAGGACTGTTTTTTACTGACCAGTGGATTTGGTCATGCCGCGATAGTCCAGCGGTGCCACACCGGCATCGATACGTACTTTCGTGGCGATACCATCAGTGGTGAAGCCTTCCTGCTGATCGATGTAAGGGGTATCGACGCCGTTGAGATACGCAACCTCGATGGTGTCGGTGCCCTTCGCGGCAGCCAGATACCAGGCTTTCGCATCAGCTTCATCCAGACGTGGTTCTGCAATGACTTCTGCAAAGTTCTGGATAGGGTTAACGATCCCGGCATTGATATCTGCACCTTTAACACTGGCCGACTTGATAGTCTGATTCGCCAGGGTTTCCAGGCTGACGGGCACCAGCATGTAGGCCGGACGAATATTCAGGGTACGCTCCCCTTCTTTCTGCAGACGCATCAGCTTGCGCGATTCATCCAGGCTGGCCACGGAAATTGCGCCCGAACTCAGGTTCTTGTGATCGGCATGGAACAGCGCCTTGCCGTCGGAGAGTTTCGGGTTTTTGGTCAGGATGGCGTAGACCAGATCGCCAATCGTTGCTTTCGCCGCGCGCCCCATCTTCATCGGTACGTCGGTGAGCTGGTTGAGATCGTCGTTGATGATCGCCTGGCGGGTTACAGAGAAGATTTCACCGTAAGTGGCAAGCGCGATAGTTTCGCCTTTGTCAGTGGTAGTGATGTACTTGTACTCCGCCCCTTCACGAACCTGTCGCAAAGAAGGGAAACCACCCATGCCGACACGATGCGCCGTTTTGAAGTCTGACAGCTGGCCTTTTTTGGTCCACTGCTCGAAGGTTTCCTGCGCCTCGTCCCAGCCCTGAATCAGCGCTTTGTTCGCAACATCGAGCAGAATGTTGCCAAAGTCAGAGGTGCTGTGGGTCAGCGCCAGGCCTACCATCTGCATCGGATTGTAGCTGGCCACACCGATGCCTTTTTCTGTCAGGGCCATACGCGCATACTCGCGCAGCGTCATACCGTTATAAACGTTATCCCGCTCCTGACCTTCGAACCCGGCACGCGCCATCAGTGCCTGGCGAATACCATCCGCGACGAAGTTACCGTTGCCCGCATGAATATGTGGCTGGGTGGTTTTATTTGATGGCGTGGCCGTTTTACCGAGTTCTGCCAGCAGCAAATCTTTCGCCTTTTCGACGGAACAATCAGGGTCGGCCACACACTGATTCTGCAGTTCCATATGTTTATTGCCGAACATGGCAAAAAGATCGCCGATAGCGTTAACGCGGGCTTTCTGCTCAGCCATTACCTGCGCGCGGATCGCATTTTCATCCGGTGCCGGGTCTGTTTTTGCCTGCGGTGCCGGAGGCTGGGTAATAACCGGGTCACGCTGGGTAGTGTTGCGCGGCGGGGTGATCATGTTGCGAATGCTTTTTGGCATTTTTTCAAATTCCTCAATACGTTTTGAATGAATACAGGCCATAGCCTGAAGGGATGGTGTCACCTGGTCGGCAAAACCCAGTTCAAGGCACTCGCTGCCGTTCATCCAGGTTTCGTCCTCCAGCATTGCCGCAATTTCTTCTGTGGATTTTCCGGTTTTCTGCGCATAAGCCGGGATAAGCACGGATTCAACCTTGTCGAGCAGATCCGCATAGTCGCGCATATCGCTCGCGTCACCACCAGCAAACCCCCATGGCTTATGGATCATCATCATCGTGTTTTCAGGCATGATGACCGGATTGCCTACCATAGCGATCACCGACGCCATTGAAGCGGCCAGACCGTCGATATGAACGGTAATCGCCGCGCCGTGGTGCTTCAGCGCGTTATAGATAGCAATGCCGTCGAAGACATCACCACCGGGTGAGTTGATATAAAGGTTGATGTGGGTGATGTCCCCAAGTGCCCGGAGATCATTGACGAACTGTTTCGCCGTTACGCCCCAGTACCCGATTTCGTCATAAATAAAAATGTCGGCCTCGCTGTTATTGCTGGCCTGCATGCGGAACCACGAATTACTTTTTACGCTGGCTTTCGGACGGTGGCGCGCCCGGTTCTTTGGCTTCGGCACTGGTGCCTCCTTTATCATTGGCGGGGTCTGTGTCAAACACCAGGCCCTGTTCACGGTTCTCGTCAACCTCCGCTTTACGGCGTGACTTAACATCATCCGGGTTGCGACCGCTGGCACGTATCCAGTCGGATTCAGTAGCAGCACCGCCGCGGATCTGCGTTTTCCAGGCATTCGCTTCTTTAACGGGGTCAATCCACGGCATAACGGGCCCCGAATAAACCGCGTTATACAGCGAGTCCATATCGATGCCTCTCGGCAGCTTGATTTCTCCGGCAGCAATAGCCATCTTCAGCCAGGCCCGGTACATGGGCCGGGTCACTGAACCGATGAACCAGTCCTGAAGAATCAGATATCCGTCGGTTGACTCGACAAGCTCCTGCCGCTGGGCACTGTACGTGCCGTTGTAGTTTCTGGATGTGCTGGAAAAACTGAGGCGACTGCCGGCGGATACAGCACGCAGCTGTCCGTTACGAAACGACTCGAGGTTAGGGTTCGGGCGATCGGATTTAATCATCCCGATTTCTTCCCCTGCCTGCAGCTCGTCATAGAGCATCCCGGGCTGAATCATCAGCTCGCGGTCATCGCTGCTGGAATCAGACTCGAAGCTCTGTCCGTCGCCTTTTTTGATATACATGCCGAGTGCAGCAGCAATTCTTGCTGCAGTCAGCTCAGAGTCCTCGTACTCTTTCAGCGCACTCAGCCGCATCAGGACACCTGACAAAAGAGACGTTCCACGGGTCTGGTGCAGGCGCCGGGTGAATTTGAGATGAAGCATGTTCTCTGCATCTATCTCTTTGGTATCGAACTGACGCCCGGACACCGGCAGGCTTTTATAGACCTGATATTTTTTAGGCCGCCCCCAGTTATCGACAAAAACACCCTGATTGAGCTGGGTGGCGGCATCGCTGTTCATTGGCACGAAGTCCGGCTCCAGCGCTTCCAGCCAGAACGGCACGCCAGCAACGGGCTGAAGACCATTTCCGGTACCGCGAACCAGCTGAGCAAATACCTCACCGTCCCGGAGCCACGTTCGCAGCATCAGCCGCTCCAGCATGGGGCGGGTAAACTGGGTTGTGACATCGGGTCTTACGGACCATTCGCCCCACTTTCTGCGGATATCAGTGGCCAGCTTTTTAGCGATCTTCCCGTTACTCAGCATCGGATGCGGTTCAACTATGATGCCCTTCGCACCCACCACCCTTTCTTCCAGCTTGTCGAAAACGCCGATCACCAGATCATGGTTGTTGTCCAGCCAGCGCGCCTGCTGCCTCAGTGAAACCGCCCCCATCTGGCTGAGCTGATCGGCAGAGCGATTTTCTTTCTGGGCTTTGTGGGTACGCGTTTGCTTAACCGCCTCATACGCCTTAATTACCGCACGGGCACGCAGGCGTGAGGCTTTCCAGCCTGGCGAAAACACGCCAATCGCATCATCTAAAAAACTCATCCAAACCTCGCCAGCCTGTAGCCGGGTCGCCCGCGGCGTTTATTATTGAGCGTTGCCAGTCGGCGCTCCCATTCCTGACGGCCTTTTCTGATTTCCGACAGGTTTTCGAGCGTCATCTGCTGCCCATTGAAAGTGATTGATTTCCCCTCCAGAACAGACAGCTCGGCTGCAGCGTAGCGGTCGATCATGTTTTGAATATCTGCTGGATTCACACCCAACCTCCTGACGAAGACCACGGATTAGCCTGCTCGGTTACGGGCTTCTCACGTTTTGGTTTTGATTTAGATTTCGGCGCAGGCGGCGGGGATGGCATTTCGCCAGTTTCCGTCTGCGTGTCCTCGATCCACGTTTCCCGCCGTGCCCACTCAGGAGCTGACGGCCATTTGATTTTTTCGTAACCACTAAGGATGGCGAGCGCGTCGGCATAAACGAGCAGGTCAAATGCTTCGTTTGCGCCCCGGCCGGGCTTACTCCATTTCCCTTCATTAGAGCGTTCCTCATACGTCAGTTCGTCATAGAACCAGCTGCCCAGCCAGGCGGGGAAATGCACATAGCCAGGGCCGGGTGAATCACGCCACAACGCATTATTCACCCGGTCTTTAAGGGCATCGGTCTGGAGAAGATAAAGAGGCACATCACCCGTCGCCTGTGCGCGGCGCGTTGATCTGCCCGTGTTGTCGGGAAACGTTCGCTGGATAAGTTTGCTGCGTCTGACGCTGTCCCCCTTGAAGAGATAGATACGCTTACCCAGCCCTTCACGGCGACATCTGCGCCAGAACTTGTAGGCATTATCCGTCACGCCATCTTCGCCCCCTGAGTCCACGGCCATCGACATCAGCCCCATGCCCTTTGATGGGTCAGCTGCGAGCGGCCACGTTTTATCAAAGACGTCGGTGAGTAAAAGGTCCCAGTCCTCCGGGTAGCTCGCCGGATCCACCTGTAAGCTTTCCCCGTTACCGTCGCAGCGCAGCGAATACCGGATGTTGTAACGGTCAACTATCCAGCGCTCACCCATACTTCCATAACCCGTAATCTGCACAACAAAGCGCCGGTTGCGCCCGGCCTGCACGTCCACGGTCGCAGTGAGAAACTGCACGCCGTCCGGTACCGAGCGTTTTGGGACTTCTTCGGCACGCTGCTCAAGCAATTCACTTTTACGCTGCTCCATGCTGGCGCGCGGCAAATAGGGCCTGCCGAAATCGGTGTTGATCACCGTCTTCAGGGTTTCTTCGCTGCGCGTGGATTCATATTCCTGCTCGGCGGTCAGGAACTTATAAATAAGCTGCGCCCAGGTCTGGTAAGCAGCTGCCGGACCTTCCATCCAGAAGGAGGCAATACGGGAACGACGGCCATCACCGCTAACCTGGCCTTTACTGTCGATGGTTTGCCCGTCCCGGAGCCAAACACATTTCATGTTCAGCGCACGCTTCATGTCCGGCGCGATCCTCCCTTTGCAGGCAGGGCACTGAAGAAACGCCGCTTCGCTGGCAAGCACAGGATCGCTGCTGTCGCGGTATCCGGTCATATTGTCCATTTCCGGCTGGAAATATTCGCCGCAATGCGGGCATGGCCAGTAAAGACGACGGCGGTCACCACGGTTATAGAGCGATAAAATTCCGGTGGTCGGAGGGGCTTCATGGGGCGTGGAGCGCCGCCATTTTGTGTCTCTGATATCTCTCCCGGGCGAGCTCTCAACCAGCGTCATCCCGGAGGACATGAATGTTGTGGTACGCTTCGATGCCAGTGAAAAAGCATCCCCCTCCCCGTCGATATCTTCCGGAAAGCGGTCATAATCCGTCAGCGCCACACTCTTATAGTCCGAGGACGACATGATATTGACGGATGGCCAGCCCAGCTTCAGATAGTTACCGGCGCGAAATGTACGGTCGTAGACGTTGTTATCGTTACGTCTTGGGCTCAGCCGGGTTTTCACTTCAGGGCTACAGCGAAAAGTTCGGTCCAGACGTTTTTTTGAATGCTCGCGCGCCTTTTCCTCTGATACCTGAATCACAAGCAAATCTGCCGGATCGCAGACGATGTTATAGACAATCCAGCCGTCAATAAGTCCGATTGTTTTACCCGTTCGCGCCGGGCCAACAAACACCACTGCGTCATATTCACGCGATGCCAGGCAGTTCATTGGCTCAATAACATAGGGGGCCAGATCCGGATCCCATGGTACGGAGTTTCCCGCCCCCATAGGCACGCGCATATAATTACTGACCGCATCGGCCACCGGCATACGACGCGGGGCACGTAAAATACCGGAAACATCGCGGCGGATGCCGGTGGCGGATGCCCGCTTTGCCATCAGTCCTCCTCTGGCTCTTCCTCCTCTGTTTCAGCGTCCTGCACCCTCTCGGCCATCTGGTCACGCAGATCATCGATAACGCTTTGCACGCGCGAAACCGCAGCAGGCGTTAAAGCACAGTCGCGCTCGAGCACATCCGGGAGGGTTTCAAGTACCATGACGACGGCTTTCGCCATCAATGAGAATTCTCGCGCCACTTCATCTGCAGGTATTAACTGCCCCGTATCCTGTTCGAACTTCAGCCTCTCGTTCTCTGCTTTCCAGTGGGACAGCCTGTCAGAGGGGGGCATATCATCGATATTGGCCGAAACGGTAGGGATCATCAGTTCTGTCAGAATGTCAGTCACCAGATAAAGCTTTAATTTGCTGTTGCTGCCAGGCGCGGGTTCGACATTTTTCAGCCTCGCGGCAACCGTCTGACGGTGTACGCCGGTTATCCCTGCAAGCTGGTTGATATTGAGTTTTAAAGTGGCAATTTCCTGGTCCATGATGGTGAACACTTTTTGAACGATTCGACATCTTACGAAAATGGCCTCTAATTAAATCAAAGACCTGCGCACATGATGATGATGACCCTGGATCCGAAAAACTAGCCGTTTCCCGCGAGCGCGCCGCCCCGTGGTAGACCACCCTGCGGCGAGGACCCATCATAAAATGTTTGGCTATTGTTTTTAGGAATAGTATGCCCAGCGATGGTTCATGCGAAAGAGCAACATACCTTCAAATCCCTCCGCTGCAGGCTTAGATCTATCACTAAACACCCCCGGCCCGTCAGTTGATAGTTGTTTTATATGCTGCTTGAGAGCAAGTTCATGTATATCTGCGCGCATGTGTATCGTTATTTGAATGTCGATCCACGATGACTTTCGCAGGCCGGTGCATACGGGATACCAGCTATAGTGAGCTGCATTTGATTTTCAATTTAGGCCTGAGCTTGCCGCACGGCAAAGCAGTGGAAGTTAACGGTTTACCAAAGCTCACAGCTAAAAGACGTTCTTTGAAGGACGCGTGGAATGCGCATAAAAAAAGCCCCGCTATTGCGAGGCCTTATCTTCATTCTTACTGAATCAATACTTGGTGAATTTAATGACTCTCTCACCTGCTTTGGGAGCCCATTCGTTATACTCGGTGACCAGTTCAACAATCTTCTGCTCAATAAGTTTGAATTCTTCAAAATGAGTCTGCATCGCGTTTAGGTCTGTAGTGGTTACAGATGTACCAACTTGCCCACTGCCATTTGCCTTATAGCAGTTGTCCATTCTGCTATAAGCAGTATGTCTGTCTCGTAAAGCAGATTCTAATTGTTTGCTGATATGCTTGCATCGCCCTAAAGCTTCAAAATCAATATCTGACATCGTAACCTCCTGTTCAAAATTGGATGTCACAGAATACGCTGAAGATAATCTCATAAAAAGCATTATCGAATAGGGTTCTGAAATGCAGGGGGTGTTACGTCACCCAATTGCTCACATTACAATATGATGAACTGACAGCTGATGTCTTTGAACTGGTTCATCTTGCCTTTTTCACCATATGATAGTTCGCAATTTCCCTTAACGGTACTTAAGTCCTGTGGGTTAGCTTCGCTAATTTGTTTCTCTATTTTTGCCGGGGACGAAATTTACCCGCAATGGAATGTGAACACACCAACATGCTTCACTCCTGCTTCTGGCAGTTTGACTGCCACGCTTTGTTATGCGCCAGGATGTCTTTCTTCGTCTGATGGTCCAGTAGATCCCAGTCGTGATCCGTTCCGTAAATGGGTTTAACCCAATCGCAAGCAGTGTCCACTACCTCAACCCTTGCGGGTCCAGTCTGTGCGCAGCTCACGATCAACATCGTTATCAGGCATGTGGTTAACATTCTGCTGTACATTGCTGGCCTCTTTCGTGACTTCCGCCTTGCGTTCCGCCGCGGCAACGGTCGCCGCAGCATTCTCTTCAGTGCGCTGCTGTTTGGCTTTTGCCTCTGCTTTTCCGCTTCCACGAATATTTCCAGCAACAAACCCGCTGAGCGCGACGGCCACCAGCGCACCAAGACCGCCCAGAATCATTTCGATGATGCTCATAGCCACCTCAGATCAGCACGGATTTAGCCAGATTAAACAGTGCGCGGCGTTGCTCCAGCCCATTTCGGCCGCCGTTGATGAGCAGCGTAACGCGCTCAACATCGCCGGAGTGGAGCAGGCAGCCGCGGGAAGCATAGAACCATGCTGCTGAACGTGCGGCGTTTTCGTCGACCTCCAGCAATTCAGGCTGTGTCACCAAATCCAGCTTCAGCGGCTGACCGCAGCTGCGGTAGTTGCTCAGTCCGGTGATTTGCTTCAGGCCTCGCCCGCGATATTTCCAGCCGTCGCCCGCTACCTGATTACCTAGATTCTTTTTCCCCCACTCTCCACCGTAAACAAGATTGGCGATCGCTTTCTGGTTAGCCGGTTGAGTAGCCGTTCTGCCGAGCGCGGCGGCCTGCTGGGGAGTAATGCGGTGCCTGCCGAATGTGTGGACCAGTTTTTCCGCCGCATAGTTCAGGTTTTCCACCAGACGGGTAAACCCGCCGGACTCATGACCCATCTGTGCGATAAACATGGCCTGATCGAGCGGCGCGGTAATGCCGAATTCCTTCATTGCAGCATCGATGTAATGAAACCAGCGCACGGCTAGCCCGGCGCTGATACCTGCCGCCTTTTGAAATTGTGTTTGGTTCACGTTGTTCTCTCTCCTGTAATGCGAGCGATGTTGCCGCCCGCACGCCAGATAGCGATGCAGACAACAAGATTAATGAGGATTTCACCGTAATCGACCTGCACATAATCGCCGTGCCAGATGCGGAAAGCCGTGTATGCAGGAGCCAGAATCAGCCCATAGGCCAGAAGCTCCATTATCCGGCGCCGCCGCATACTGCGCTTACGGAAAAACATCAGGCGGAACGTAATCAAGATGCAGGCCAGTGCATTAAGGTGAAGCAACAGCCATGGAAAGTTCAGCAGCAGCCACGTCATTCTTCCCCCTTCACGCCGGGCAGATTGCCTGTTTTTGAGCGGGCAAGAATGCGCAGCAGAATTGTCACTGAAACCGTTGAAGCCGCCAGTGCGCCAATTGCTGGCGAAACCTTAATAGTGACTGGCGGGCCAAGCTGATTCAGTCCGGCGTTGATAAGGGCGGCGATAATTTCTGAAGCAGTACCGGCACAGTAAATGCCACCGATAAACGAAATGAGCGCAAAAAGAATCTGCTTCCAGATTTTGTGGTCCTCAGAGCTGAGGATATACAGCGCCGCCCCTGCGAGGGAGCAGACCATCACTGCGGGCGTAGCCTCTGGAAAAAGCGTGGCGAAGGTGATTCCGGTTGTACCAGCAGCCACGCCCGCCGTTACCGTTGCAGTTATTGGTTCTGCGGACATTTAGCCCCCTCTTTTTGCCGTGAGCCCTCTCAGAACGAGGGGATATAAAAAACCCCGGCGGGGGCCAGGGCTTAAGGAACTGATCTGTTGAAAGTTGTTATCAATCTTCCATAATGTGATAAATGGCCCTTGTTACGCTATTGAAATGCCTCTATAAATTTCAGTTCAGTATTTTTTAATGGATTTAAAATGGAATTGTCACTAAAAATAGATTCAGTAACTTCGTTTCTCAGCTACGTTTACCAGCAAACAACTCCAACACACATCAGATGCTACAGAGGCCAGTCAAACACTCAATGGAGTTTGAGACCTTCTGTTATGCGAGGCCTTCGCGCAAATGCCGAAAGGCAGATTTTCAGCGAGTTAATGGTTGAATCTCCAACAGAGTTCAATGGTGATCGCTTGATGTTCGACAAGTTAGTCAGAGCACAGCATTATGGACTGCCAACCCGCCTTCTTGATGTGTCCCTAAACCCTCTGGTTGCCCTATATTTTGCTTGCAACGAGGAGGCACACCATGATGCAAATGGTGTCGTACACGTTTTGGACTTTGATGAAAGTCGAGTACGATTTTCAGATAGTGATACCATCAGTTTGATATGTAATTTGGCACGACTCACCGATACAGAAAAGACTGAAATTAAGCAGGAATATAAGAAAGTTAAATCCTGGAATGAAGGTGCTCGCGTGGAGTTTCGCAAACTTGCTCCTATGAAACGCCTATATCAGTTTATTAGAGTAGAAAAACCCTACTTCACTGATTCGATAAAACCTGGCGACATGTTCAGATATTATTTTGTGTACCCAGCTAAAACAAACAGGAGAGTTATTGCTCAATCAGGAGCATTTCTAGTCGCTGGACTTCTCGAGTACTCATCCCCTGGCCGAACACATAAAGGTTTTACCGCAAGTAAAATTGTGATTCCAGCCGAGGCGAAATCACAGATACTTAAAGACTTAGACGTTTTGAACATCAACTCCAGAACAATGTTCCCAGAAGTTGAATTTGCAGCTGGGTACATAAAGAAGAAGTGGCAACTGCGCTAACCCCAACTTTTTGGTGTGAGTCAAACCACTTTTGTTTGGCTCACATTCTGTGTCGTTTCAAGTTACCCATCAGAATCAAGTACGAATGATAGACCACTTATAAGACATTAAACTATAGCGCATGAAGCTTAGAATCCACAACAAAGTGGACTTTAGCGCTTCGACAGGCCAAAGGATTAATGCACTGACGTTGGTTTAGACGTTAAAATTTGTCACGACCGGCGCTCTAAAAGCGTTTTAAGTCCGTGTATTAGAAGCCACTCTTAACAGACTACGATAGTTTTTGCGTACGCGTTAGTGTTTTTTGACACTACAAGTGATAAGGTTAAAAACCGTTCTTAAACAACATGGTTATGAGCTCCTTTATAGGCTAAAATACTGTATACACATACAGTACAAGGCGGATTGATATGAATCGTTTAGCAAGGCTACTACTTACTGCGAGCTCCATCGCTCCAGTTTGTGTGACGTTGATTTTCATAGGGTTTATGAAGCACAACACATGGCTTATATACACAAGTCTTGTTACGGCGGTTGTTAGTTGGATACTTTGTCTGACTTTAGTAACTGTGGCCGAAAAAAAATTTGAAATTCTTAGTAAGAATATTGACTCCGTGTCACCTGCAAACAAAGAAGTAACTAATTACTTTCTTAGCTATCTGTTCCCTTTACTTGGGACGGATTCAATTGCAACTGTAAAAGAGTATGCTATATTTTTTTATGTATCACTTCTTTTATATATATCCTTTTCCGAAAACTACAACTTCAATCCCGTGTTAGCTTTACATGGGTATAAATTTTATGAAGCTGAAGATGATACGGGTGTGGGGTTCGTGTTAATTTCCAAAGAGATTATCACGAACATCAAGGATATAAATTTTAAAGTTGTCAAACTGACTGAACACACATTCCTACATGTAAAAGGATAAATCCATGCCGTTATTTGCAATTATGGATAATCAGAGCGCTATAAAAATAGTGAGAATCAAACTAGATAGAGCTGCCTCGACTATGATTAACGAAACATTTAATCAGCAAAGACAATATTTTGAAGCGCATCATGACTCAGTAATACCATTTTATGCTGGATATAACCCTAGTTACAATGAAAGCTTTGAATTAGAGAATTTCCATGATTCTAATTTACTTATGGATGCAGTAAGGAGAAACACTGCAATTCCCGAGTGGAAACCTGAAGAAATAAATATAGACCACATTAAAGGTTTGTTTGTAGGTGTTGGTGAACCTAATGCGGAAAATTGCATTGCCTTACAAACCTTTAATAAAAAGCAAATCCTAGACACATCTAAATCATTTGTAATGTCCCTGGTTGGGGCGGCAAATACTTTTAGCAAAGCTGAAAAGGTTGGATTTAATATAGACGATAAATTAGTCGCCATTATTAAAAATGATAAAATTTATTTCCGAAGCTTTTTCAAACTTCGCAGTATCTTTGACATGACAGTGTATTTTCAAGAGGCTACAGACCAAGATCTTGCATTATTTTCCAGTAATGCTGCATTTTCTATACCTGAGGGGCTTGATTTGAGCGTTATTGCCGACACCCCAATAAGAAATAAAATAACATTAATAAATAAAAGTGGGATTTTAGACGCTGAATTACTGCCCGTTTTGAAATCTGCAGCAGAAAAAATTGGATTCCCTTTAAAAATCAAAAATATCGAGGGCCAAGAAAGAATTGAAATGCCCCAAACAAAGAGAGAAATTAAAGCTCTATTGGATTTTTTGGATGAGGATATTTTTACCTCAGAAATTAGCCAAAAGGTCTTTAAGAGCAATTCAAAAAGACCTTATGCATGAGATAGATATCGATTTATTAAATATTTATAAATATAAACAGCCCTTCGATGAACCCAAGGGCTGTTTGGAGATCCTTTCGTATCGTTCCATCAGAACACTTACGCTTCTTTGCTATAGCACGTAGCGAGATACCAATAACAAAGTGAGCAATAATCAGCTCATATTGTTCCGGCTTATATTTCTTCAGGCGTGCAACACAGCCATCAATCATTATCCCTTCATCGTCATCACATTGCAGACGTGACTTTTTACCGTGCGGCAGTAAACTTTTAAAACCAGCAGCTATTGGTTGCCAGTCGACTCCACTGCTATCAGCTGCAGCCCAGGCTCCCCAGCGGTCCATTACCTCGTACATATCACGCATTTTTCTCTCCAATGTTCTCGATAATTATCATTCCGGTTTCGCCCCATACTTTTGATGTCCGGGCGTCCCAAATGTGGGAGTCATCCTCAAACAAAGCGTCCAATAGAGATTTTGTTAAGTTGTCCAGATCGGGCTTTTGCTGATGGGGTTGTCCGTCCATAGCTGCGCGTTTTTTATTGCTCCAGCTCGTCGGCATCGGCAAAACGAATGTGATGTGGGCGCCGTTCTCCGGTACCTGGATTCCATGAAGGCGGGCTTCATCGCAAAACATGCGATAGCGCATCACCGGCGCGCGCTGCTTCCACTTATCAGCGCGGGTCATGCGTGGTTTTCCGACAGGAGTGATGAGGTATTTAGGCATAGAACACTCCCAGCTCTAACTGGACCTGTTCCAGCAGCTGCAACTCGGTACCGAAGTTTCTCTCCCAGAGCTTACGGCCAGCATGAATGGCCACACCATAACTGCCGTTGCGATGGTGCATATGGCACAGAGGAATTGATTTCCGATGGTCAGCGCGCTGGCTTGCGCCCTGCCCGGTTCGGATGTGGTGGATTTCCGCAGGCGTTTCGCCCAGGTTCTGATTTCTGCGCACGATACAGCCCAGTGCGGCCACACGCGAAAGATGGAGGCTATCTGCTTTCTTCATGCTGGACCACCAGCATAAGCAGAAGCACCGCACATAGACGGGCGGTGTGAGTAATTCGAGGTAGTTCTTTGCGCCATCACTTTTCTCCGGTGATGGTGCGACAGGCGCTGGTTGTTCAGACCAGCTTGATTATTATAAATCAGTTGTCAGGGTTGCGGAAGCGCTCAGCATGTTGCTGGAGAGATTCGCGGGTAATCAGTATTGCTTCGAGCGGGATAGGTATCACGATAAAAGAACCATCTTCATTGGTCACTACCTCATAACGTCCAGCGGGGCGAACGGCAGCTATTAATTCTTGCTCATTCATAACGCAAAATCCTATTTAATTCAGTCATCCCCGATACAGCGGGGTCGGCCCTTTTCTCCCTGCGCACTGAACGTTACTGAAGCAGCCCTTTTCGCTAACGCCTAATAGGTTAGAAAGACCAATTAGCCGTAATTGGTCTGTGTAACCGATCTGCTCTTTAAGCACAGGAATCGTGTACGGTCTGCTAAATCACTGGCCGATTGTCGGTATCTGTCACACGGTTCAGGAGATGAGTTACTACCCCCATGACTGTTGCATCATCCAGCGCATCACCCTCAATAGCCTCTCCATCCTGAGTTATCAGCGCTTTCCCCTGCACTTTTGCGAAATCCAGACTGCCGCAGAACGAAACCAGGACGGTATCACCCACTTCCGGCTTTCTGGCGACGTTTATGACCGCGTAGCCGGCTGAAGTTTCGATGGTTCGGCAGTTGTCGTCAAAGCCGTAAAGGCTGGTGATAGTGAGCGTCTGTTCTGCGTAGTCTGCTGCTGGTGATAGAAAACCCATGATTACCACCCCTGATGATTAACTGTATATTTATACAGTAACGCCATACAGAAAAATGATCAATGGATTAAGAGCACGAAATGTTAAAGGATATTTGGCATTAGGCATAAAAAAACCCGCCGAAGCGGGTTTAAAACTTAGTGCTTAGTGCGCACTGGAAAGGACCAGCATTTGTAACCATAGGCATGAGCATCAAGAATCTTACGTTCAGAATCAGGAGTCCCTGCCTTTGCACGAGCTTTACGGAAACGGCATTTTACCCAGCGAAAACCGGCTGGTAACGGTTTGGTAGCGATGTCTTTTAAAGCCATACATAAACCTCGCCTCAGGGGAGCACCTCCCTAAAACTTGATTAAAATATGGGGATCCGCTACTGTACTATTGTGTACGCAGTACTGATTGCGGGTGCTCCAACATCCCCAATCCGGGCCCTTCCTCTCCAAAGGCTGGGCCCAAATTCTTTTTATGAACGCACATACGCTTTTAATACCGAAAGAATACGCTCAGCATCTTCCGCAGTGAGATCAGTTGGTAAGCCTTGGACAGTAATCATCGTTCCTGTCTCCGGGCGAACTACAATCGGCAAATTGAAGGCTTGCACCTTCTCTCTCTTGCCCAGTTTAATCTTCTCCGCATTCTGATCCGCAGTATCAAATCCGTCTTGGCTTCCGTCAGTATCTGACTGGTTTACAATAGTACCCACTCGCACATACTCCTCGAACTTGTTAACGGCGCTTTTAAATCGGCTTTGATAGCTTTGAATGGAAGATTCACCAGGCTTCGTGGACTGGGTCGCAATATACTTCTCGATCAAGTCTTCAACGTCTAGATCTCGTACATCATCATCACTATGAATTTTGGTAACAGAGAGCAATAGCAACGCTGAATTCTTCAGGTTACGTGCAGTTGCTTCATTGATGAGTCCCAATGAAGGCAGTTCGTACAGGAAATCGAAGAAAGCTTGAGTTGAATAATTGTTAGCCATGACTGAATCTCTGATTACTTCAATACTGTTAGTTTAGAATCAAAGGATTCATCGATCAATTCTTTTTTCATCGATCGATGAATCCAATTGAAAAGACCTCTAGTCACAACCACAAAAAAGATCAATCAAATTTTGTCATAAGCCACAACAAAATCACACCACCCCAATAATATCAGTCAGTTACACAGATCTTTGATGTAGACCAAGATTTTAGCATCATTGTTTTAATCTGTATTAAACAGCAGTGATAAATGCATCGTCATTCTAGCTCTACCAGGAGTTATCCAGCCAGAGGTTGTTGCCTGTTCATATCGACCTGGATAATCATCCATTGGGTTCGCGCTTTCATTGAATTAAGAATGATATGTGCCCTTTTGCGGTGAAAGTCTTACTTAAGGTTGCATACCCACTCTATGCTGTGAAAAGCGGCTAAGGTCAAAGTCGATAATTGCACGTTGGTCACGGAAAATACCGCAGCGACCGTAACGGATAAGCTCTCCACGTTGCACGGCAATCCGGATGTACTTCTCTGCCGTGGTTCGGTGCAGGTTAAACATCGCGACGACGTCCTTAGTCGTGATACGGCCCTGCTCTTTCACCAGTTCGATAATCCGGTTAATCATCACCGTGCGCTCTTCATGAGTTTTTGGTCGTGGCATCGTTGATTCCTCACACAAGCTCTTTCCATTTTTCCTGAAGCAACTGCCGGGCCGCTGCCTCACCATCAGGCGGGAACGAAAATCCCGCCCGGATGCCAGGGCAACCGTTCGAACAGCGGACCTCTGCTGAACCCCAGTTCATTCCCCGGCTGCGAACCCTCAGTGAAGGGGCCATGCCGCATTGAGGGCATTTCGGTAAATTAGTCATTCCCCAGCCCCTCCAGCAGATGCTTATGGCGGCGTAGCTCCCGAACGGCGCCCTGAAGACGCTGCAGGTTTGACAGCTTCGCTTTTGTCCGGCGGATTTCACCGGAGATATAACGGGATGACGGAATAATCAGGTCATCAGGGCGAGAGGCGAATGCCGGGATGGTCTCAATAATTTCTGCAGTTGTTTTTTCTGGCTGTGCAGCTTCGGCTGTAACGCCTGCGGCCTCACCAGCTCCAGGCAGAGACCATGTCACGCCCTTCCCCTCGCCGTTTTTGATAACCACGCCCTGCCGCTCAAAAGACAGCATTACAGAGACCATGCCGCGGGCATTACGATTTACAGCTGCAGCCAGCGCAGCGGTGGTCATAGAGCCGCTCTTTCCAAGCAACTGGCGGATGGCCACAACATCAACCGGTGCTGGTTCATCACCTTTCAGGCGCGGAGCCTGATTCGCTGGCTCCGCTGCCTGAGGTTTGATCGGCTGCCTGGCCTGCTCTTTAGCTGTACCGATTGACCATGCGCCATCGTAAAAATCACATAACCCTTGTTCTTTCTGCTCGCGCAGCATGTTCAGCGCTTCAACGGGCTCGATATCCAGACGGGCAGCAACCTCGCGATATGTCGCTTTTTTCATGGCTTTCAGTGCATCAAGTACGGTTTCCATAAATTTTCTCCTGTTCACATACGTTTTGATTTGGCTGCCTCTGCCTGCGCTTTAAGTAACTGCGCGGGGGTCGGCCCTGGCGCATGGCGAGGTGCGGCAATCTGTTTTCTAACCGGCGGGATCTGATATCCGTCCGCCACATGTTTTTCCCACTTCGCCAGCTGCATAGCGGCCAGTGCTTCCAGTTCGGTCTGAGTCATTTGCCGCTCAACACCGGTGCGGCGCATTTCGGTGCAAATCTGATATAAAACCGGATGGCGCCATGGAAACTGTTCAGAGCTGTCATAGCGGTAAGACTCGTTACGCCAGCGCCTGTATTCCGCCATCACGTCGGCAGTTCTCAGCCCCAGAGCATTGCCGCCCGTATCCGCCACCAACGTTACGAATTCAGCCAAGTCTGGCGGCCAAGAATTTCCCGCTTTACAGCGCGCAACCATGGCATTACAAACGCTCGTCGTCTGGGCGCTGGTCAAACTCCCAATCTGCGCAATCCATAGGCCCGACGGGGCCGAGCCGTTTTTGGTCTCCCAGCGAGTGGAGTAAATTTCCAGCATGAGCTCCCAGAATTTCCACGCCTTCTCCTCGAGCTCGTAATTGTTCTGCACGTGCTGCACGCGCTCGTTGTACAGCGGCGTTTGCTGTGGAGTTTGGGTCCAGTCCTGCATGAGAATTACCTCGCGGTTTTGTTGGCTTTGTGTTCTGCAGGTGGAGAGCAAATTTTTGCTCCCACTGCGTCTGGTTGAATGCCTTGCCCTCAGAGATCCAGTAATCAACAAAGCAGGCATGGGCAGCACGTAAGTCTTCGGGAGTCAAGTTCGTGGGGACGGGACGACCCCAGAGGTTTGCCTGCCTGCGAAAGTCAGCAGATGGTTTCCACTCCTTGCTCATAGGAAATTTCCCCAGCAACTGTGAGGCTGGGTAAAAAGTCCCTGGCTGACCAGCGTATTCCGGAACAGGCCGTTCACTCGGTGATCCAACCAGTTCCCCTCGTGCGTTATGTGTGGGGTTTAGATCTTTAGATTCCTCTGGGGGATTCCGTATCCCGTTTTTGGGATCGTTTGACGGAAAAAACGGGATCGTTTCACCGTTTTTAACAGTACCGTTTTTGGGTTCGTTTTCAGAAACACTCCCATTTTCGGTTCCCTTTGAACGACCCCGTTTTTGGTAATGTTCCCGTTTTTGGGTATGTTCAGAGTCTGCAATGCTTTCCTCCACCCCAATTAATTTGTAGACAGGGATTTGTTTTGTGCGCCCGCGACGTTCTCCAGTGTCCTGGATAAATCCCATAGCGATCAGATGCTGCAGGCTTGCCTGAACTGTTTTTTTGTCCAGCTCAGTAGCTTCAGACAGAGCGGCAATTGACGGATATGTCGTTAAGTCGGCTCCGCACATATCAGCCAGCCAGGTCAGTACCGACTTTGCAGACGATCGCCCTGTTTTGGCCTTTTTGGCCCAGCGCATGGCATCAAGACTCACTTTTCACCTCGGTGAACTTCATTTCAAACTCACGGCGCCCTGTTTCACTGACGCCGGTGTACCCCTCCCGGCGATATGAAACGCGGAGCTGGGATGAACGCAAAACTGTTACCATGCGCCCGCGTTCGTCGCGGTATTGCTTCCCTGGAATGATTTCACCGCTGCGATCCACTGGCTCCTGAGCGGGTCGGTTCTTCATCGCGTTTTTCATGCGCTCTGCCAGTGCGCTCGCTAATTCCTGAGAAGTACGCATAGGTGCCTCCAGACTGTTAAGCCACGTGATGGCAGTTCATAATTTGGACTTTCACGCCGACCATCTGCGCCAGCGCGTCGATCGCTTCCAGAGTCTCGCGGCGGATTACCGGTTGCGGTTTGCCAGTGAAGACCGCATTGGTGGCTTCGATGCACTCTTTGTTAACCCTGGCGGCCCGGTAGTGCATGCAGTCCTTCTGCGCCAGCTCGTTATCAATGGCGGTACGGATGGCATAGCTCAGCGCTTCCGCCTGTTTCAGGTAATTAGGCGTATCGTTGCGGAACGCACGCTGAATAATCTGCTTGTTGTTGTGCAAGCGCCGCGCGTACTCGTCAGGGTCCGTCACGTTATCCAATGGCTGAAGCAGATCGCCAAAATGATGAGGGGTTATCAGCTGCGTGACTGTCTTCCAGCCCTTTTCCTGAGCCCAGGACTCCAGCTCGCATGCAAGCTTTTTGATTTCCATCAGTCAGACTCCTTCTGCGCGCGTGGGATATCCTGAACAGGAATTCCGCTGGTAGGGGTTGGATGCAAATCCGGACGTAACTCATGTGGGGTGACAGTCCAGCCGCCAAATCCACAGAGCTTTATCACTCGCTCGCTTGGAACTCGGTTTCGGATAATCCAGTTTGCTACTGACTGTGAGGACTTAAAGTTGAATTTGCGGGCGACGGCCGAAACAGAACCAATCGACCTGACAGCCTTTTCCGTTATGTTCTTGTATGAAGTAGTCATCGTTTTCTCCTGAATGAGTCGATGACTGCAATATACTACATAAAGTAGAAAATACAACTACGAAAAATAGAAATGACTATAAACGCGCCGTGCCTTACTCTTCTACATATGGTAGAAAAAGCGAATAAACATCAGGATTTCGCGAACCGGCTGACCGAAGAAATGCGCAGACAGCGCCGTTCCGTCAAGGATTTAAGCCAGGCTTGCGATGTCACATACGAAATGGCTCGTCGTTATACGTTGGGCACGGCTAAGCCACGCGATGAGAAACTTCAAAAGATAGCTGACTGGCTAAATGTCCAGGCGGCCTGGCTTGATTACGGCGAAGGTGAGAGTGCACCAGCTAAGCTTCCGGAAACTGAGTTTTCGGGCTTCCCCGCGACAGAACCAGACACAGGCAGCGATGCGGAATTCAGAGAATTAAGCGAAGACGAAAAGCGACTGGTTCGAGTGTATCGGCAGTTCCCAAGTGTTGAAGCAAAGAACATGCTACTGGCTTTCGAAATGCGGTATAAACAGCTTTATGATTTCTTTCTGAAGTACGCAAACACCCCGCAGAAGTAAAAAAATCCCAAATAACCCGGCACATGCCGGGTTTTTTTACGCCTTCCCCCACTACTGCAAGTAGCTAATCCCTCTTAAATTTCTACTTTTAGTGTTGACACATCTACTTTATGTTGTATTCTCTACACATCGAAGCACAACAGGTGCGACAGGTAAACGTTCCGCCTACCCGGCGATAAGGGTGATTCACAAAGCAAAGCAGCAAACAGGGGTTTGAGATGGAAAAAGCATACGAAGAGTATTTCAACAGTCTGGCGGAGGGTGAAGAAGCACTGTGCTTTACCGAGTTCGTCCAGGCAGTTTCATGAATGTGGCGTAAGCCAGTGGAGTGTTCATATATGGATAAGACACAATTAACACCGGAACAACAAATTGCCTGGGCACAGGGAAAACTCGTAACTTCAGTATTTCTTCGTGATGTTGCTGGATGCCATGCCGCCTGGAAAGTATTACGGAAATACAGAAATTTAGTTGTGCATCGCCAACCTCACCAGGAATGGCGTAATAGTTTAAAAGCAATTTAGTTTTCTCAATTTAAAACCTATGCCTTAAACGGCAGGGATTCTCACATCCTGAGTCAAGGAGTTAAAAATGAAAGTAAGCGTTACAACCGTTGAACTGAATCTTGTTATCGTAAATAAAGAAATTGCCACCTTTAATATTAACGGTACCATTTCAGGTGTAGTTCATTTGCCTTCATCAGGTCCTGTAACCGTCGTGCTTGACAGTGGCTACGTGCTCGGTGAATTTCATTGCCCGGTTTGCGCTGTTAAGCACATTAGCTTGCTGTCTGTGAATTTCGCAGAAGCGCAGAACGCTTGTGGCATGTCTTATTACGATTACAAACGCCAACAACTTAACTGATATGGATGACGCCATTTGTCATTGCGCTGTTTGCTGCCAAGAATATAAGAAATCGGAAATGCATGAAAGGAAAACAGACATATACCCCTTTAAGCGCACGATTTATTTATGTGAGCAATGCAATGAAAAAAGAGAAAGGCGTAACGCGTTAAGAAATGTAAGGCGCGTTATTCAAAAACCATATCGATAAACATCACTTCCCCAAAAATTAATAGAGGTAATTATGTCTGTTGAATTAAAAGTTTTCGGCGGCGCTTATTTCCCGAAAGATAAAGCATTAAAAAAATGTCCGGATTTAAAACCGCTTGCCACTGCTGTTAATGCGACCACAAAAGCCATAGCTGAAGCCGTTATTTTTGGCAAGCTGGCAGCTGAACACCCGGAACACATTGATGATTTCTTCAAAGTTAAAATCTGGGAACACCGAGAAGGTTTACCCTGCCCTGAGCTTGATGTTTTCTCACCTGCATTTTTCGATACCGTTGCTATATGGAATGTGAATGCAGGTGAGCCAGCTGCAGCGCCACAGCCAGAAATCAATGAAAAAGCAGACTGCGAGGACAACAAGGCACAGGAAGAAATTAAAACCGTTGCGCGTCTTGACCAGGCATCACGAGCAGCTTGTCTGGCACTGTTCGGGCCGGTCCCTGGAATCACTACGGCGCAGTTCGGCCAGATCGTAGACCTGATTAACGATGATGCTAGCAGCTTTACCCGCGAACTGGCAGAGGCACTGGCGAAAGAGACCCGCGCGCTGGCGCTGGCGCCGGAACGGCAGGAGCAGCTTCTCGCATGGGTACGTGAGAACACAAAAGATTCTGCGCAGTGGCCGGATATCAAAAAGCAGATCGCTAAATGGATCGATACCCCGGTAGATAAGCGACCTCAAACTGTTCGTACTACCACCGAAGAAAACCTCACAGACACTGGCTCCACTTTGGGCGGGGGAAATAAGACAGACCGAAGCCCGGATCTGGTACACAACCTCTCTACGCTCAAGATAGAGGTTGCTGTTGCGATTCTGAGCACCTTCGACGAAATCGATATTTACTCAATTCCAAACAAGTTTTTCATTCCCGCTAAGGCCATGGCCGAAGCTGAGCAGGACACCCGCTTCACAGCCTGGTGGAAAAAGCTGCGCGGTACCCCAGGCATTCTGGACTATTCACGCGCAGCCATTATCGCCCTGATTAAATCTGCTCAGGAAGACCTCTGGATGGATCCCGTCGCCTTGCGTGAGTACATCAATCGCGAGTTGGTTGAATCTGACCACGCGCACCCCGATCAGAAAACGGTTGATAAGGCTTGCCGCCCAAAACCTCGCGCCAACCCTGAGGAAATCGAAAATGATAAAGCCAAACCGCCTGTATCTGGCGAAACTTTGCCACCAGCAGTTTGCCCTGGCAAAGCTGCGCAACTCGACAAAGAACTCAACGAGGCATTCGCTCAGGACCCCACACCTGAAAAGCAGGCTGGTGATCAGCCGCGGGTGGAGAATATGGGCGGCGGAGTCTTCTCAGTTGATACTCTGATAAACGCCACCTCCTCAAATGAAGTCGAAAAACAGGAAGTGCCTTCCGCGCTAAATGATCGCGAGATTGAAATCGCCCATGCATTAAACGAGCTGATGTCCGGGCGCACAAACATCGGTGACCAGGACGATATCGAAAATCTCACCGCCACCACGGGTAAAGACATCGAGCATATTTTCCCGTTACTGATTGCAGATATCACCACGACTGAATTCTCTCTGTCGCCTTATTTCAGTGATGAAGAAGTACAAGACGTTGCTACTACGATTCTTGAGCAGTGGTCTGACGATATCAGCGTTCGTCAGAAAATAGCCCTTGATGCGATTGTGGAATACCGCCGCCCTGAGCTGCCAAAACCTGTCGTGCTCGATCCACCGACCGTTACTGCAAAGCCGAAAATCGAGTCCGAACCAGCACCTGAAACATACTCGCCGCTTTCGTCTGTTACCTACCTGCAACAGTTGACAATTGCAGCGCTGCAGGGCTTATGTTCCAACCCGGCTTATTGCAATCAGTATGAGGAATTACCGGTTATGGCCGCCGGGCTTGCCCGCAGCGTGATCAACCATCAGGAAGGATCCTGTGCGTCTGATTAACCGCAGCAAGGGAGACAGCATCGGCGGGCCAGCATGCGCCGCCGCGCTCAAATGCCATTTTGAGAAATATGGCGCGCATGGTCGCAGCGACAAGCAGACTTTTTACACCATCAAGTTCCAAGGGAGAAAAATTACGGTTGAGGTTGTTAACCGCCCCCGTAGTTACGTGGCCACGGCAATGACCGGTGCCAGGCATCTCCGGTGCCTCCCTGGCCTTGGCCGGTGATTTTTGACAATCAATATACTATCTGCCGCTGCGGTATCGTGGCGGCGTCATGGAGTTAAGCATGGCGCAAATCATTTTTGATGAAGAGTGGATGGTGGCGGGAAAGCTAACTGAAAAAACGGGGCTGGATGACAGGCAAATAAAAGCTTATCGCCTCGGATGCTGGATTGAAGGGGTTCATTTCAAGCGAGTACCCGCGGTGCCCGGTGGAGAAAGCAAACGCGCTTTGGTCTGGTACAACTTCCCGCTGATCAATAGATTTATTCAGGAAGCATGATGAACTTTCCAACCGGCGTTGAACTTCATAACGGAAAAATCAGGATCACGTTTACCTATCGCGGCATTCGCTGCCGCGAAGTTCTCCGTGGCTGGGTGGTTAACAGCAGCAACATCAAGAAGGCTGGAAACCTTCGCGCCGTCATCGTGAGTGAGATCCAGTTCGGCCAGTTCGATTACGCGGCGCGCTTCCCTGAATCGAAGGCCCTTAAAAAATTCTCATCAACTAAGCGGATCACGACGTTTAAAGAGCTGAGCGATTTTTTCATTGATACAAAAGCGCTGGAGGTGTCAGGGGCAACACTGCACTCTCTCACATCTGCAGTTAACACCCTGAAGCGCGTGGTGGGAGAAAATACTCCCCTGGCTGATATTCAGCACGCCGACATTCTGAATTACCGTAAAGAGCTGCTGACCGGCAGTGTATTAAACCCTTCAATGCCTAATCTGGTTAAAAAGGGACGCGCGCCCTCAACAGTCAATAAACAGATGGCGGTTTTATCGGAAATGCTTAAGCTTGCGAACAGAAGCCAGTTTATATTACACGCTCCTTATGAGGGAGTGTCGAGGCTCAAGCTATCAAAGGCAGATCCTGATCCGCTTTTACTTCATGAGTATCATGCGTTAATTGCTCTCCTCCCTCGCAAGTGGGTTTTAATCATTATTGTGTCTGTCCATACAGGAATGAGGCCAGGTGAGGTTTGTGCTCTGGCATGGGAGGATATCGACCTGAAGAAAGGTGAAATTCACGTTTCCAGAAGCTTGACGAATAAAGGGTTGTTTGTGCCGCCCAAAACTGATGCCGGGATAAGAACGATAACTCTGCTGAAGCCTGCCCTTGATGCGTTGAAGGAGCAGTACGAAATCACCGGCAATAGTCCCAGGCAGCAAATCATCTTCCATCATCGGGAGCTTGGCAAAACCGAAACGCAGAATCTACGTTTCGTTTTTTCTCCTGAGAGGTGTGCGTCGGGCAAGAACCGGTATCTTTCCAAAAACTCGATTTCGTATGGATGGAAACGGGGCACTAAACTTTCCGGTATACGTGAAAGAAATCCCTATCAGTCGCGACACACTTACGCCTGCTGGACACTTATGGCCGGTGCTAACCCTTCCTTTATCGCCAGCCAGATGGGCCATGAGGATGCGCGTATGGTGTACGAGGTTTACTCGAAGTGGATTGGAGATATGAACCAGGATCAGGTCAATATGCTGAATAATCAGATGCCGACGGCAATGCCCCCAAGACGCCCCCAAGGCACTGGTAGCATTAAAAAAGTCATTTAATTTCATGACGCTGGTTTCAAACTACATAATCAGCGTTAAACTATTCATACCATTCATATAGGGAGAAAAGATGATGCGCGTACTGGTTGTTGAGGATAACGCATTGCTACGCCATCACCTGAAGGTTCAGCTTCAGGAGATGGGACATCAGGTGGACGATGCCGAAGATGCAAAAGAAGCCGATTATTATCTCAATGAGCACCTGCCGGACATCGCCATCGTCGATCTCGGATTGCCTGATGAAGACGGTTTGTCGTTGATTCGTCGCTGGCGCAGCCATGATGTCTCCCTTCCGGTTCTGGTGTTGACCGCACGTGAAGGCTGGCAGGACAAGGTTGAAGTGCTCAGCGCAGGTGCGGATGATTACGTTACCAAGCCGTTTCACATCGAAGAAGTGGCGGCACGCATGCAGGCATTGCTGCGCCGCAACAGCGGCCTGGCCTCCCAGGTGATTTCGATTCCCCCTTTCCAGGTTGATCTCTCCCGTCGTGAATTCTCGATCAATAATGAAGTCATTAAGCTGACCGCGTTTGAATACACCATCATGGAAACGTTAATCCGCAACAGCGGCAAAGTGGTGAGCAAAGACTCCTTAATGCTTCAGCTTTATCCGGATGCCGAGCTGCGTGAGAGCCACACGATTGATGTGTTGATGGGACGTCTGCGCAAGAAAATTCAGGCGGAGTACCCGCAGGACGTGATCACGACCGTCCGTGGTCAGGGTTATCTGTTCGAAATACGCTAA